TAATCGAAGTAAGCCATTGGATGCCACTACCCCCTAACCCGTTTTAGCCCAAACAAAATGAAAAAAGATTTTATCCCTTACGAACAAGCCCTTGCACTCAAAGGGCTTGGATTTGGTGAGCCTTGTTATGGGTGGTTTGATACAGGGTATTTGAGATTTGGTTGTTATGAATCAGAGTACGTCCAAGGTTTAGGAGATTTGCCTGCCCCCCTCTACCAACAAGCGTTCAGGTGGTTCAGGGAGAAGCACGGATTAAGGCACTTTATATTTGGCAAAGACACTGTGACCAATGAGTATGACAACGGCCATTACAACGCTGTTGTTCAATCCTCTTTAGTGTACCATTGTGACACCTACGAAGAAGCAGAACTCGCCTGCCTTAAAAAACTAATTGAACTTTCAACCAAGACGGCATAACCATGGACCTAATCTCACGAACCATCCTCGGATATACCGCAGAGGTCGTCGGAGTCAGCCCCGATGACATCTTGAGCGAAGTCAAGACCCAAGAACTGGTCCTTGCTCGCAGCATTTTCGCAGACATCGCCTACTCCGAATACCTCTACACCTACTGCCAAATCGGGCGAATCATCAAGAGGAACCACGCAACGGTCATGCACAACCTCGAAATCCTTGCGATAAACATGAGGGCAAGGCCCGACATCAAGTTTCTTCGTACACAGGTTTTAAACAGGACACGGGATTTTTTGCAACATTAGCAAGAACCCCCTCCATCTTTGCGTTAGTGAACGCAGAGGCTACCATCCTTGACCTTTATCGCAGCGGAGAAATCCGCAAGGCTTGCCTCACCATAACGGGGGGCAATCCGCTTTGGAAGGACCTCGAACAAGAGGTCGTCCTAATTCTCCTCGAAAAAGACCCCGACAAGATTACCAAGATGCAGGTCCAAGGCTACCTGCGTTTTTACATCGTTCGCCTCATCATGAACCTGTATCGAGGGAACAACAACCAATTTGCGAAGAAGTACCGCCACCACGACGAGCGGGTCGAGGTTGACCCCGAAACCCAAGAACTGGGCAAGGACTACGACTGCCTGCTTGATGACCTTTGGGGTATTGCCCAGCAAGAGATGGACTCTTGGGCGAAGGACGGAGCGTTCCCGTACGACAAAGAACTGCTGAACCTGCTAATGCAGACGGGGAATATGAAGGCGATGAGCCGTGAAACGGGCATCCCGTACAGGTCCATCATTTACTCCATCGAGCAGGCCAAGGCCAAAATCAAAACCGCAATCGAAGCCAATGGATACACTGGTATATCCCATCCTGATTAGCGCCTTAGCGACCCTTGCGGTCGTGGAGTTCCGGGTGCTGCCGGGATGGTTCTACGCTTTGCCCTTTGCGAAGCGGAAGCCGTTTTCGTGCATGACCTGCTTCGGGTTTTGGCTTGGGGTGTTGCTCACCCTGCCGACCTGCCAATGGTACTTGGCTCCTATCCTCGGCCTTGCCTCATCTGCCACCGCAATAATTATTCGGGAATGGACCTTCAAATGACAACCGACCAATTCATCGTGGCCCAAAAGCATCGCAAGTACTGGGACCAATATGTGGCATCGCTGACCATGCGACTGCCACCCGATGCCGTTGGTGAACTGCAAGCCATCCTTACCGCTCACGGGCGACCTCCCACGAATTGGTGGTGCGCAGACTGCGTAAAATCGGCCCTTCAATACATTTACCTACAAGCGGACCTGTTCCTCGAAGTCAACCAAAACACCGTTACAATCCCACTAAGCAATGCCCCTGCCAATCCCGAACAATAATGAGTCAAGAGAAGGCTTCATTGGTCGCTGCATGAGCAATAACCAAACCAATGCAGAGTTTCCTGATACGGCTCAAAGATTGGCCGTTTGCGGCTCAACGTGGGAGAATCACAAGAGGCAGCAATTCGAGTCTTATTCGGACTACGGCCAAGAGATTCGGTCGAATGCCAAGCGAGGGATAGAACTCAACGAAAGGAACGGCAACAAGTGTGCTACCCAAACAGGCAAGGTCCGGGCGCAGCAGTTAGCCAACGGGGAAGCCATCTCGGTCGAAACCATCAAGCGGATGCACTCCTACCTGTCAAGGGCCGAAACCTACTACGACAACGCTGACGATACCTCGGACTGCGGTTACATCAGTTACCTCCTTTGGGGCGGCAAGTCGGCTCTCTCATGGTCAAGAAATAAACTCCGAGAACTTGGCGAACTCGAAGGCGAAGGATGACGAAGCCCAAGTGCAGGCTCGGATGGACTCGCTGATGATGGTCATCACCACCCTATGCGACTGCATCGGAGCGGTGGATGATTCGAACTCCCCCAACGCATTTGCCGTGAAGATGAAGATAGTGGACAAGATTGACGAACTCATAGACAAAATCGAATACTGATGCAACGAGGCAGGCCAAAAGCATTTGAAACCCCCGAAGAACTTTGGGCGATTTTTGAGCAATACTGCACGGAAACCAAGTCCAAGCCCATTATCGTTAAGGATTGGGTTGGACCCAAGGCCATGGAAGTGTTGAGGGAAAAGGAATGCCCATTGACCTTTGACGGCTTTACGCTTTACATTTGGAAGTCAGGGGTTGCCAAGGGAGTTGACCAATACTTTACGAATCCTGACAACAGATACGAAAATTTTGTGGAGGTCTGTTCACGCATAAAGCAGGCCATAAGGGAGGACCAAATCCGAGGGGGCATGGCTGGCATCTATAACCCATCCATCACCCAACGCCTCAACAACCTTGTGGAGCGTCAAGAGAACACGGTTCACATCGAGCAGCCCCTATTCCCTGACAATGACTGATGCCAGTAAAAGAGCAGGAGAAGTTCATCCGAACCACGGCAGTAAATAAGGTCCGTGAGTTAAAGCGGTTCGTCAAAGGGGTACAAGGAGGCTCGTCCGCATCCAAGACGTACTCCATCCTTGCCGTTGAGATTGACTATTGCACCAAGAATCCGTACACGGAAACGAGCGTCGTAGCCGAGTCCATCCCACACCTCAAGCGTGGGGCCATGAGGGACTTTATGAAGATTATGACCGTTACTGGGCGGTTCAACGCTGCCCGATGGAACGCCACCGACTTCCGGTACAAGTTCGCTAATGGGTCATACATCGAGTTCTTTTCGGCTGACGATGATTCCAAGTTAAGGGGTGCAAGGAGGGACAGGCTCTACATGAACGAGGCCAACAACCTATCCTTCCACGCTTACACGGAACTGGCTGCACGGACCAAGCAATCGGTCATCCTTGACTGGAACCCGGTCAACGAGTTTTGGTTTCACTCCGAACTGATGCAAGACGAGGACGTGGACTTCCTCATTCTAACCTACAAGGACAACGAAGCCTGCCCCAAGAGTGCGAGGGACTTCATCGAGAAAGCGAGGGTCAAGGCTGAAACTTCGGAGTATTGGGCTAACTGGTACAAGGTCTATGGCCTCGGTCAAGTCGGGACGCTTCAGGGAGCCATCTACGAGGACTTCGAGGTGGTGGAGGGTATCGATGTCAGCCGAGCGAAATTCGTCGCCTTAGGGCTTGACTGGGGCTTTAGCAACGACCCTACGGCATTGGTCGCTATATACCGCCAAGGGGACTGCCTGCTGATTCAGGAACTGCTCTACTCCACGGGCCTGACCAACCAAGACATCGCAGACAAACTGCGGTCGCTCGGCATCACAAGGGCTTGGGAGATAGTGGCGGACTCGGCAGAACCGAAGTCCATCGAGGAAATCTACCGACTTGGTTTCAACATCAAGCCTGCCGAAAAAGGCCCCGACTCGGTCAGGAACGGGATCGACATCCTGAAACGCTTTAAATTGCAGGTAACCAAGGACTCGACCAACCTCATCAAGGAACTGCGGTCCTATACTTGGGCAACCGACAAGGAAGGCAAGAACACGGGGGTTCCGATAGACTCGTTCAACCACGCCTGCGACGCTATGCGGTATGTGGCCCTTAACAAGTTACGGGTCAGTAACTCAGGGAAGTATGTTGTGGTTTAACTTTGAGGCATGAACCCCGAACGCATCCTTGACCTGCTCATCGAAATCGGCAAGACGCTTGCAGCCATTTTCTTCATCATCACCCTTCTAACCCTCCTTTGGACCTTATGAAAGTCGTTCACTATTACCACATCTACTGCGGAGGGAACTGGCAGTTGATACTCAACCAACACATGATGGCGGTCTGCAATTACGGCCTCATCAATGTCTTGGACGAAATCCGTGTAGGCATCGTCGGTCCACCCGAACAACGCAAGGCGGTCAAGGAGGTGCTGGAAGGCTCGATGGTTGCCGATAAGGTCAAGGTCGTGGTAACCCGAACCAACGCTTGGGAGCAGGCGACCCTGACCGAGATGTACCGGGCAAGCCAAGAGGAAGAAGCCGTGTACCTGTACGCCCACACCAAGGGGGCAAGCGACCCGTCCCTCATCAACCAACTTTGGAAT